TGATGTTGTACCAATACCTACATTAGAAAGGAAGTATGAATCTGAACCTGATTGTTGTAGGGACCCTGTAATTAAAGCATTGGTAGTAAAGAACGATTGGATAGTATCGTCCCCTCTTTGAAAGAATAGCTTACCATCTTCGGTATTTATTGCAATTTCTCCTAAATCTAATGAAGAAGTAGTTGGTACACGACCGGCTACGGCCGATCTTTTCAGCTTAATCTGTTGGGCCATATCTATGACATTTTATTATAATGAGTATATACTCTATCGACTCTATATAGAATCTATTATAAATAGGAAAGCCGGCGATAAGCCGGCTCTCTTATACTTAAATAAAGTTTTTTTTAGAATGTACCTCCGTCGATTACTGTACTGAATACTAAAGCACCGTTTGAAGCTTTATATCCTAATATACCGTCTAATACATCTGTGGTTTCTGTTGTACTGATGTATCCGATTTGATTAGAAGAGTTTCTGAATACAACTTCTGATGAGTTTGAACCTGCATCTGATCCTCCTGCTGCATCTAATTGTACTGTTCCATCTACCTCTAATGTAGACTGTAACGTTGTAGCTGTAGAGATTGTTACGGCAGTAGAAGTATCTGTGATAGATCCTGCTACTAATCTTTTATTAGAATCAATTCTAGGTACAGCATTTGTAGATGGAGTAGCGTTTGTAAATGTTGCTAATCTAAAGTGAGTAGAGCCACTAACACCTGCATACCAATAATCACTGGTAGCATTCCATAAAATAGATCCTGTTTGAGCAGTTGATACTGTGTCAATTACCTGAATACCGCCATCACCTGCACCTGCTGCAGTGTTCAAAGTAATGATTCTATCGCCAATCTCAACTTCAGTAGAGTTTACTGTTGTTGTAGTACCGTTAACTGTTAAGTTTCCTGCTACTGTTAAGTTGTCATTAACGGAAACCGTACCACCTGATGAATCTATCGTTAGATTACCTGAGGTAGTGGTAATTGTATTGTCATTAGTAACTCCTACTGTGATTGCTCCTGCAGTGGCTCCTGCAAAGGCAGGAGAAGCTGTAGTTCTTAAATCTTGAGGAGTAGCAAGAGTAACGGTGTTGTTTGTAATATCAAAGTCAAAACCGTGAGTACTAGCGTTGGTGAAAGTTATAGTCTCACCCGTATTGATTAAGTCTGTACCACTTCCGTCACCACCGCCGGCGATGGTTAGTAAAGCAAGACCATCATCAAATGTACCTGCAAAAGAACCGCTAAATGAACCTGTAATAGAGGAATTAACACCAAATACTTGCCATCTTCTAGCTCCAGAGCCTAATGCATAAGTATCATCAGCATCTGGGATAAGATCAGAAGTAAACTCACCTCCTAAAGATATATTATCAGTATTCTCATTACCAATTGTAATGTTTCCTCCTAATATAATATCTCCTTGAATGTTAGCATCACCGCTTAACAGTAAATTAGAACCGGTAATATCACCAGATAGGTTGATAGTAGTACCTGTTAAGGTAGTAATGGTCATTGCTGAGACCGTATTACCTTCTAAGTTACCTGTTAAATCTAAGGCTGTTGCTGTTCCTAGTCTGTATAGAGCTTCAGTATCTGTTCTGTAGTACGGCAGTTCGTTTAACTTAGTGTCAAAACTATCTGCTGCTGCAGTACCGGTAAATAATCTACCTACTGCCTGGAAAGTACCATTACCGTCCGCGTTAGCGATAAAGGTTAAGTTCTCTATATTGGTGTTTGCTAGCGTACCAGAAGCAAATAACTGCTCACCTTTGGTTACGGCGATAGTAGCTCCACTATTTAAATTGGAGAGTCCACCTCTTCTTAGTAATATTCTTTGTGCCATCTATAAATGTTGTTTAAGTCTATTATAAATATCAGAAAAATCCACCTAAGTCGATTTCATTATTATCTTCCCTATCTCCAATAGAACCTAAGTTTTGTATGGTAATTCTTGCTCTCTGTAATTGAGCGTCTATCTGTGCTTGAACAACTTCCATAGCACCAGATATAATCAATGCAGGATCAGCAGCTGAGGTCTGAGTAAGTACTGTTTGACCGTCGACTTCTAATGACCCGGTAATCTTATATGACCCGGTAGGATTTAACTGTGTAGCGTGAACTAATGCCATATTAACTGAACTTTCCTACTAATACTACTTCAAAATGAGACTCCATACTGTATTTAATAGCTACTGTATCAAATGTTACCACAATATCAGTACCGACTTGTGCTGCTGTTCTTTGAGATGCCGGTATCGATACACCGTTAACGTAAACATCAAAGTCTTTTTCAGTTACTGCAAATCCTGATGGCGGGGATGCAATAGTAACGTTAGTGAATGTTGCGGTAGTTGAATCTACAGTATCTGCTATGGCTGTTGTATTTAGAGATACATACGCTATCTGTGCTACATTCATACCTAAATCTCCTCCTTCTGTTTGTGGAGTGTAAGCTCCAATCTGACTATCAAAGAACCTGACTGGTGCTGCTTCTTAGAAGTTCCTGCTGCTGCAATTAACGTCTCTATATTTCCGACTGTCTCTAATCCAAAACTTACTTGAGATTTAGAATGCCACTTTTTCATGTTGGCTCTATCTCTATTGTAAGTATCTGTGATAATATACCCATTAAGTCTGATAGTAAATGTAGTTTTTACACTTCTATCTTGACCTTGATTCATCTCTACAGTTGGAGTATAGCTATCAATCATAGCTCTAAACCTATAACGATCTTTATCTCCCCAGTAACTATCCGAAGCAAAATTTAATGCTTCGATTAACTTATCAGTCTGCTCTACATAATCAGTTAATATTACACACTGGTAAGTTACTGTAACGTAGTCCGGTATTACTACTCCGTAGATTTCTTCAGAAGGATTTCTATTTGTTAACCTTGAAAATTGATCGTATATATTTCTCTTAGAATATTTCTTTTGATAAACAGCAAAGTTACTTACTTCATTACCGTCTAATTTATTTCCTAAAGATCTGTTCTTCTCAATAGTCTGTTTCTTAAACATAATTAACGGAACTTGAATCTTTCCGTTACCGTCTCTTAGAAATCCATCTTTCTGTACGGCTGACCATCTCTCTGGATTACCGTACATTACCGGTACATCAATCTGTACTCCGTTCTGAATAACTACTGGCTTAATTACATTTTGAAAGTAGTAGAATATCGCAGCATCTATATCTTTAAAAGTAACTAAAGGTAGTTTAGTCTTATCTCCTTTGAATGATATTTGATTCTCTCTATTTTGTTTAGATGAAGCAGGTACAGTTCCTCGAGTACTGTCGTAGGCCTCAATCTGCTCTCTAGTGAGCTCTGATTGAGTCTTTGGTACTGGTTTTCTTTTTTTGTACTGTGCCATCTATTAGAATCTTGTTCTAGTTATTCCTAGTTTGTCTGCTCTTGTTAAGTGTGCTGCACATCTTAGAGAAATACTCTTACCGTGTTCACCGCTTCTATCTAAATTATATGCTGGATCTTTACCAAACCAGTATTCGTTTTCTACTACTGCATCAATTTCATAGTAACTCTCAGATAACATAATAATATCCCCTACCTCCGGCACTAATCCTAAATCTACAAAGTCATCTCTTAGGAAAGCGAAATTTAACTCCCTAGATACATCAGGTCCAAATTCATCAACTGAGAATTGTTGATCACCTCTGGTGATGATACATTGCATTATAATTGGATCGTAGAATGTCTTCTCTGTTGATTCTCCGTATATGTTAGCTTGAGTCTCATTAATGGAGAGTTTGTAGAAAGCGATTTCCTGCTCGATGATATCTCGAAGCAAGGCTCTATTCATTTTTGTAATAAGCCTAAAATCGTTTTTACTTCCGAATATACTCATACTACAGGTTAACTTCTTCTATGTGTCTTTCAGAGAACTGGCATTTTTTAACTTCAGAAACCTTAGTCATACAATCTTTTTTAACCTGTTCAAAAGATTCTTTAGGAGGTTTAGTGGTTGAGATCTTAATCTGGAATAATGCTCTAGGTCTTGGATCTTCTTTATCAGATTTATTATTTACTACTGCAACTAAATCAATACCTCTAACAATATTGGCTAAAGTGGATACATCCATCGTTGAGTCGTCAAACTCAAAATAGAAGAATGTCTTGAACATCTTAAATTGTTCTTCTGAAAGTAATTGCTCTAGTTTCATTATCCTATAAAAATTGTCATCGGAATCTCTGTAGTAATTCTCTTAAGGTTATCTGATTCGTTTGCTTTTCTCTCTAATTGAGATTGTCTTGAAGTCTGGTCTAACATCTCTCTAAGTTCTGCTAGCAGTGCTACTTTTTCAGATCTTGCATCTGCAAGTAAGTCTGCTTGGTTGAGAGCCGTGTTCGTACCCGGTACCGGTATCTGTTGGTACTTACCTCGTATATACCCCAGTAGTTCCTTTGTCAATGCTAATGTATAACGGTATACCCACTGTCTTCCTACAGAGTTAACATGTGCATACTGTACGTTGTCGTAAGGAACTTCACCTACGTTAGTAATGAGGTTTGTTTCACTTCTTTTTA